GTAGCTCTAACATTTTTTCTGCGTTTCTTGTTAGTTTTCCTTGTGCTTTAGATACTATTACTTCTACATATAAATCTTTATTATTGAGGTACATATTTTGTTTTTATTTTTCTAAATAGAAATCCTTTTCTTGACTTTCTATTTTCATTTATTAATTTATTAATTTGATTTGAATTAACACCAGTAAATTTAACAGCATCAATAACACTGTTAAAAATAATAGTTTCTCCATTTAAACAAACAACTTCAATCATATTTGATCTAGATATGGATTGTTTTATTTTTGAAGAATCACTTCTTTTTTTGCCGATTTTTGAATTTGATAATTTGGTTTTATGTTCTTCTGTAAAGATTATACCTTTTCTAGATTCTGATAATTTTAATTTAGACTCATCAGACATTGACCTACCAGTATTATAATTGAAAAATGGATGATCCTTTTTTAGTTTACCACCTTTCTGACCATCACCACCTTCTGTTAGGTTTGTTAACTTGTATCCAATATTCCTAAATTCTTGAATAAGTTTCATTTCCTCATCTACAATCTCATTATGACTTTCATACTCAGAAATTATTTCCATTATAGGGATATTTTTCTTATCTAAAAGAGACCTAATCCATTCGCATTTATAAGTTTTTATACCCTTTTTAGCATCTCTAATATGCTCCCAGATTCTTCTTTTTGGATTTTTAGTATAACCAACATATTTTATGTCATTTGTTATTGGATCAATAAGATTATATAAAAAATACATTAATTTAGCATTTATTTTTTGTAAGAGACTGAACTCTTTTTTGGAATGCTTTCATGTTATATATTAATTAACTAAAAAAGTTTTAAAAATAAAAAATCCTCAAATTTCTTTGAGGATTTTTAATATCTAATTAAAATTAAAGTTTAACTCTTTCTTTATATTGAAGTTCTTTAACTGCGTATAACTCACCATCAAGATTACTTCTTCTTTTTTCTAAGTTTTTAAGAGCTGTTGATAATACTGCTGATTCACCAATCATTTGGATAGAACCTTTAATTTTTTCAATGTTAAATTGAACATCTTCAAGTTTCAAAGTGATTTCTCTTTCTTTATCTTCAAGTTTTCTTTTAACAACTATTTCTTTACCTAATTTATTTTCATAAAAATAAGTTAAATCATAGTTAAGTTCATTTCTTACCTCATTTACTAATTCAATAGCTGATTCGTATTTGAAGAATGAGTTACCATATCTTTCATCACATCTGTATAAGAATGTGCTGTTTTTATAGTTGAATGCGAAACACTCTAAATAAGGATTAATTAAGTTTTGTACTCTTTTAACAACATCTAACTCAACAAATTTATCTAAGTTTTTAGATACTTCTAATAAAACCGGATAAAAGTTTTTGTTAACTATAGGAACGATAGGAGAAGAGAATAAACTTTCTAATGTAGTTTCTTCATTCATCTCATCATCATTGATATAAATACCACCTTTACCATTTACTGATAAACCTAATGTTAAATATTCAGAGATTCTAAAGTTAACTCTATCCTCAGAAATAGTAGCATATTTCATAGCTGTTTCTAAAGTTCTAAGAGTTCTTAATGATTCATCATCTTTAATATTATTTTCTAATAATGTTTTTTCAATTGAATTCTCTGTTAATAAAAACCAAGAATCTTTAACAAGTGCAATATGACCATCCTCAACTTGTTCAACGATAGTAAAAATTGGTTCACCTTTTCCACCACTTAAAAGATTAGATCTTTTCTCTGGAGATGATGTTAAGTTATGTACAAATAATTTAACTTCAGGTACCCAATCATAAATAGCTAATTCATTAAGAATCTTAGCCATTCTGTCTTGATCTGTATCCAAGCTAATTGTTTGTAAAACAACATTAATTGGTTGTCTGTATAATTCACCTTGATTTTGTGAGTTTAATACATTATATAAATTTTTTAATTCATATAAAAGCTCATAGTTGCTCATATCATCATTAAGGCTTTCAATTAATTTCTTTACTTCTTTATCATATGTAAAAGGTTTTAATCTCTCATTTAATGAGTTGATTATAGTCTTTTCAGAGTGCTCATTACAAGCATTCATGTGTCCTTCTATGATTACAGAGATCTCTTCTTGATCAAGGGAGAGGTCTTTTTTGAAGTTAAACAATTCGAGTTTAAGATTCTTCATATTTTAAAATATTTTTTTTTATTTAAACTATATATTAATGCTAAAAAGTGTTTTTTTACCATTTTTATTTTTAATTACTTGGGTTTCCGTTATTCGATGGATTAGGATTTCCAGCATTTGGATTACCAGTTCCAGATGCCGATCTTTCTCTAGCTCTCAGTATATTACTAAACCATCTTGTTCTTCTTGGATTAGTCATAAAGTAATCAGGATCACTTGTATATTGACCATTAACTACTGTCTGTGCAACTCCATTACCTGCTGGATTACCACCTGGATACCAACTACCGGTTACTCCTATCGATCCAGTGTTAATTCCGGATCCAGTTCCGCCTCCTGGTACTACCGGTCCTACCGGTCCTGTATTAATTCCTGTTCCTGTTATTACAACTTGCTCGGTTCCTCCAATATTTGGTCCAAAAGGTGGAAAAGGTTGTGGATATCCAGGTGGTCCAAATCTATTAGGAAAGTTATTTCCATCCGTGTTTCCGTATGGTGGTTGACTAAATAAATTTGAGAATCCACCATCTATTGGATATGTGTTTAAGTCACCATCAATATTATCACCGTATGATGTAGGATATCCGGTAGCACTAATTCTATCTTTTCTAAATGCTGGATAGTAAGTCTCAACTGTGAAAGAAGCTTTTAGTGTGATATTGTTATCACTTGTTAAATTCTTTTCTCTAGCCATTTCAATTTGATTTGTATCCGGCATTAGAATAACAGCATCTATATTCATAAAGTTGTGTTCAAAATACATAAACTTATAAATCCACAAAGTATCCATAATAGCTTGACTACATTTGAAAGTATCAATCTCGTTGGATAAGGTAATTGTCAAATCATAAGTCACTGATATTGGAATAGCTCTTACTTTTGCTAGAACTTTTCTTATTTCTAATTCATTCTCAACCACCATTCTCAACCAAACATTTGGATTGGCAAACTCGTCCGATTTTATATTAAATCCGGTCATTGTTAAATGACCTCTTGGTATAATATCTGTGTTTAGTTCAACAAATCTATTTTCAGATACTATATCATCTTGAAACGAATCTAATAGGAATCTCTCATCACCTGTTAGTGAATAATAAAATGGTACTTGGACAAACACATCACCTGATGAAAATTTATTTACCCATTTTACTTGTCCTTCTAATGTGTCTAATACACAAACTGTTAAGTCTCTGAAAAACACGTCCTCGAAATTAAATCTTTCTCCTATCATAGTTTATAAAAATTGTTAGGATATATATAAAAACTTTTGTCTTACATTTCATAAAACATATTCACTAGAATTGAATATTAATTATATGAGCGTAAATAAATTATTATTGTGGGAAAGATGGCGACCCAAAACTATGGAGGATATTATCTTACCTCCTCGAATAAGAAAACAATTTGAGAATGGAGTTACTCAAAACTATATATTCTATGGTCACTATGGAACTGGTAAAACCAGTTTAGCTAGAATACTTATTGGTAAATATTCAAAAGATAAACCATTTTTAGAATTAAATAGTTCTTTGTTTACATCAATTGATGTTCTTAGAAATGAGATAGAAGACTTTTGTAAGTTTACACCAATGATGTCTAGTGAATCTGATATTAAATATATTTTCCTAGATGAGTTTGAAAGAGTCTCTGCTCAGTTTCAAGACGCTTTTAAGGCTTTTATTGAGAAGTATAATAAGAATGTTAGATTTATCATAACAACTAACCATATCAATAAAATATCTGATGGTATTAAGTCAAGAATACCACAAATAGACTTTGATTGTCAAAATATTGAAGAAGAAAAATATCTTAAAACTGAAATTTATAAGAAGATAACTAATGTTATTCTTCCAAAAGAAGAAACTGAAATCCCTAAAGACAATTTAGTTTCTATAATCACTAAAAAGTTCCCTGACTTTAGATCTGTAATGGTTGAGGTTCAGAGTTTCATAGAAACTGGTGATGTTTCTTCTTCTGGTCAGAATGTTTCTAATAAAGTTAGATTAGAGTTATACAATATGATTTATGATAAATCATATGACTATGAGAGGATATATCACTTTTTGATGAGTTCTTTTGGAGCTGAAAAAATAGATAATATGATTTCTTTATTAGGTAATCCATTTATTGATTGGGTTATACAAGAAAAGAAATCAGATGTTAGTAAGATGTTTGAGTGTAATTTTGTTATTGCTGATTATGCTTCTAAGTTAGAAACTAATACTGATCCTGTCATTTTAGGAATGACCATCATTGGTAAATTTAAGGATATAATTAGTAGATAGTATATTTAATATATAAGTTTATGAGTAATTTTAGTTTCATAGATTTTTATATTGGATACCCCGGTCATCCTCGATATCGAACTCCTGATATTATAGAGGATGATGTAGTTAGGGTTATAGTCCAAAAGTACGAGGTTATACTTTTCACTAATAAAGGTGAGTTATTGGGTGATCCAAATTTTGGAGCTGACCTTACGATACTGTTACATGAGACTAGATTATCTGCTGAGACAATAGAGGGTAATATTAAAGCTCAAATAGCAGATTATATACCTGAAATAGATGGTTTAGAATATGAATTAACTGTTGAGTTTTTGGAGGATCCAGAAAGACATCAAGAGGTTATGGTTATTAACTTTATGCTTAATGGGTATCAAGTTGATGCTTTTGTAAAGTAATTAAATAGGACAACTACTAGCAGTATAAATATACTTATAATCTCTTTTAATTTTAACTCCAATACTTTCAGCAGTTGTAACTACATCTTCTAAACATTCACCATCAGCACCTCCTACTATAGTAACTTCTCTACCTTTTAATGAGTTTAATAAATCATATAATTTCTTAGGAACATGAAACCAGACGTGGTTATTGTTTATATAGGTAATAATAGTTCCTTCTTTAGTATTGAAGATATCACCTTTTTTAAGAGATTTATCTTCCTCTTTTTTACTGATTTCATCATATACCTCTTTATCTAGAATCTTTTTATAAAAATCAGCATCAACATCATAGTTATATCTTTTTTCTATAAGATCTTTTTGATTTGGAAAGTGATAAAGATCTTTATGTACCGGAATATCTGGAGTCTCATCGTACAGATAATCTTTATCTACATTTTTACCATCGACATGATTATCAAAAATTTGATAAACATTTTGAAAGTTTTTACAGTACTTTTTCAACTCATTCAAATACATTTCAGAAAAGAATTTACGAAAACTGCGTTGCACATCAACAACAATTAACACATTTGATTGGTTAAAGTTTTCAAAAATTTTAATATATCTCATAAATATTATCTTTTTTTATATATCTATTCACATATGAACAAAGAGGCTGTAAATTAGTATATAGTGTATATATTAAATAAAAAAACCCATCATTTCTGATGGGTTTACTTTATAGTATTTTTAATTAAAGTGGTAATTCTTCTTCACCTTCTTCAGTTTCTTCCTCTTCCTCTTCTTCACCTTGAGCTTGTCCTTGAGCTTGTCCTTGAGCTTGTCCTTGAGCCTGTCCTTGTGGTTGAGCTTGTCCTTCTCCTTGAGCCTGTGGTTGAGCCTGTCCTTGAGCTTGTGGTTCTTCGAATTCACCTTGTGGTGCTTCTTGAGTTTGAGCTTGTGGCTGAGCTTGTCCTTGTGGTTGAGCCTGTCCTTGTGGTTGAGCCTCTGGTTGAGCTTGTGGTTGAGCTTGAGGTACCTCTTGAGTTTGAGCTTGTGGTTGAGCTTCACCTTCAGTTTGTACTTGTGGTTGAGCTTGTCCCTGACCTTGTACTTGACCCTGGGCACCGCCCATTATAGCTCCACCAGGTATTTTCTCAACATCTAAGTTGTTCATGTTAATATATTTAACGATTTCTTCTGCGATATCAACATCACCAAAGAATTGACGTAAGTTTTTACCAGTTGTATCCTTTACCTTCTTAACATAAGCATTGATTAAAGATTGAGGAATATCAATCATAGTTTTAACTTTATAGATATCGTTTACTTGAAGAACTGATTCTTTGATAATCTCTTCTCTGTTCTTCTTAACACGATAATTTTCATATGTTCTAATATGCTTCATTTGTATTTGAATATTTTTTATGGATTATATATTAAACTTAAAAACTCATTTTTATATCTTTTACTATAATAGTATTGCTAGTAATATACCACCTATTGTCCCTGCTCCGCCAACTATGAAACCTATTATTTTATGATTTTTTTGCTTTCTTACTTCATCCTTTAGTATATCAACTTGTTTTTCATAATTTAACTTCTGTTCTTCACATAGTTTATTAGTTGTTTCGGAGTTTGATAATCTTGTTTGTAGATTTGTAATTTGCTCATCTTTTGAGTTTAGTTGTTCTTTTAGATGTTTAATATCCAATTCCAATAAGGAAATCTGTTTACCTTGATTATCTATCACTCTTATATAAGACATATTTAAACTATCACATTCTAATTGAGCTTTTTCCATTAATTGTAAAATTTCTAAATTATTGTCAATTTTCTGAACTTGTTCTATAGTCATTACAACAACTTTTTTACCAAGAGAATCTGTTTCAATTCTTGGGTAGTCTGTTTGAGAGAATGCAAGTACTGATGAAAGTACCAACATCATTGTTATTAGTATTTTTTTCATAAACGATTTAATTTTTCTTTAAGAGATTTTATTAATTCATTATCTTCTCTTTTAATAGGATCTTTCTTCAATTTTGAAATTTTATCCTTTGTTTCTTTAAGACTTCTTTTGTCTTCCTCTACTTGAGCTGTTGCTTTTTGTAAATCTTTTTTAGTTTTTAATATTTCGTCTTCAATTAATTTAATTTTTTTATCTCTTTTATCAATTTCAGATTGTTTTTTATCAAAATCTAATTTTAAAGAAGCGTTTACCGACTTTAGAGAGTCTCTTACTGATTCAATTTTTTTGTTCTCTTTTTCAAGTTCTTTGATTTTATCTTTATAGTCAGAACCCTTAAAGAACCACATTCCGAAGAACAAAATACAAGCACTTGTTAGTACTAAAAGTGCTATTGATTTTATGTCTAATCTCATAATTTGTTAAAATTTTTAGGATATATATTAAAAATATAATCACTTTATAAACTTTTTTGATTATTTTTGTAAAACATTTATTATAAACAGACATGAGCAAAACATTATATTCATTTGATTTCGACGATACACTTTGTCACACGCCTGACCACATTGAGGGGAAAAAATATTGGGAAAAAACTACAGGATTATCTTGGCCATATAACGGTTGGTGGGGTAAAGCAGAAACTTTAGATAGTGATGTATTTTCTGTTCCAAAAAACGAATGGGTTTACCAAAGATACTTAGATGCGGTTTCTGATCAAGATGCTTATCTTATTATGGCTACTGGTCGACTAAAAAAAGTCATTGGTATGAGAGAGAATATCGATAAGATTTTAAATCAACACAATTTATCATTTGATGAAGTTCACTTGAACTGGGGTGGAGACACCTATATTTTTAAGACAACTCTTTTTGAGGAAATGATTGAAAAGACCGGTTGTGATCATTTTGTTATGTATGATGATAGACATGAACATTTAGTTAGGTTTGAGGAATGGGCGAAAGAACAATCTTGTGACGTTACAATTGTTGATGTTAAGAATAAGACAACAAAGACAATTAAAAATTAATAAATAGTATATGGATACAATTACTAAGAAAAAAACAGAATCAAAAGTTGAAGAAATTCTATCTAAACCATATCGTTTAGATTTACATAATGATGATTATAATACATTTGATTGGGTTATAACTTGTCTTATGAAAATATGTAAACATGATGAAGAACAAGCTTCTCAATGTGCTCATATTGTTCATTTCAATGGTAAATGTGATGTTAAGTATGGTGACTATGATACTATTTCAATTATGAAAGAAAAGTTGAAAACTGCTGGATTATCAGTTACTATGGAGGTTAACTTATAATTTTCTACCAAACCAATCTCCATTTTTATAAGTATTTTTGTTACGATTCATGAATTGTTTTCTAACTTTTAGAACTTGTCCATAATCTACACCTTCAACAAAATCTATATTATTCAAGCATTGATTTATATAAGATAGTAATTCTTTATCAGTATTTTTATTAGCCCATTCTTCCACCATTTCCTTATATTCATTTTTAGGAAAAATAGAAGTTGTATTCACAATAGTCATAACGCAGTCGTCATGTCCAACATCAGCAGCATACCTTGTATTCCCTGATGTTGTTGTGTGTTTAACAAATGTTGTTATTTCTCTGATAGTTTCTTCGTTGTTTATAGAGAATCCTTTTGATAACATTAGGTCTTGGTAATCTTTAACCATTAAGTTTTTATTTTCTCCTACTTTTAGACCTACTTTTTCCTCAGTTGCATCTACTCTATGTTTATATCTAGCAAATATGGCAGATCCATATTCATTATTTCCTTCAAAAACATGTGGCATTTCAGCTAATAAAGTGTTTCCGTAATTATTTAACTCTAATACTATCTTAACATTTTCCGGATTTAGATATTCAAATGATAAAACATATAAAAATTCTGATAATTGTTTAACAGATACTAAATTACTTCTGAATATACCGACTTGTTCTAATCTAAAAAAGTCAACTATGGATTTATAAGATGCTCTTTGTAATTCTATTAATTCTCTTGACTTATTTGTTATCTTAAATATATTAACTACTGAGTAATCTTGTCCAAGTCCTTCTGATATATCGACAGATATTACAAATTTATATTCTTTTCTTTTAATTGGTATAAAAACACCATCATCGTCAATCCATTTTAAGTCTTTGTAACTAAATTTCAACTTGTTAAATTCAAATATTTCCTCTGAAATATAATTCTTTTTACTTTTTAACAATTCATCAATTATAGCCTCACTTAAAAGAGATTTACTCGCATTTATAAATCTTAATCCGTACTCTTGATTAAAAGCATCTTCGCCACCAATATCTTTTATAGCTTCTTCTTTCCAAGTTGTTACCTCCGCTAAAGCTCTTACTGGAACTTCATATCCTTTTGAATCAATAAACATTAGAGATTTAACTTCATCATCAGAACAGAACTCATTATTATAAATATGTATTATGTCTTTTTGTAAATCGGAGTTATAGTCCATTTCTACTTTAGTCTTACTTCCCCATTTTTCTCTACATAAATCAAATATCTCTTCTTTTGTTACTCCATATTCATATAGTTTATGATTGTTTAATCTTAAATAACTAACAAAACGACCCGGTACTTGATACCAGTAAACTCTCATTGCCTTATAGTTATTCTTTTGTGGATCACCATCGGGTCTTTCAGCATCTGTAAGTAACTTATGGAATAAATTCATACCATTTGGTGTAGATGTGATAATAATCTTTGAGTTTTGTATCGCAGCTGTTGTTGGAAAGGCGGCCGTGTAGTATGGTTCGATGATATTAGATGGAATGTGAGCAAACTCATCTAAGTAAAGTACGTCAATCGTAAAACCAATAGCTGGAGTCTTTGTTCTAGCCGATGTTTTGATTCTACAACCATTTTCAAATGTTAATGATTTTTGATTCCAAGTTTTAATACCTGGTTTTAAGAAAAATGGTAGTAATGAATAAATTGATTTAATTTTATCAACAATTTCTACTGATGTATCTCCTTTATTGGCAACAATCATTATATTCTTATCGTTATCAAATAGTATTTTATGTAACATGAAAATTGCCGCTGATATTGTCTTACCAACTTGACGAGAAGCCATTAATATATTAAATCTACTATTAACAAAATTATCAAGTATTTCCTTCTGATAATCTCTTAGTAGTATAGATCCTACTGAACCATCTTCTCTTTTTACTTTACAATACTTTTCTACAAAGTAGTGAATATCGACCGCACATCTAATATACTCTTGTTGTTCATCCGCAGTCATCTTAAAAGTAACACCTTGTCTTCTAAGACCTACTTCACTCTTCAACCATGGATTTTGATATCGTTTAACAACAATACCATCATTTATCTTATCTGTTGCCTCATCTACTAACTTAGTAGTAAAGACCATTTGTTTTTCCATTAGCTCTTTAGCCATAGGTGAGGAGATATTTTTTTATATATATTGTAAAAAACCACTCTCTATGTCAAAAACTGATAAAGAAAGAAATAGAATACAAGATGAGTTTGATGAAATTCAATCAGAAAATGGTGAGTTTGATTTGTCAAAACATTTAGCAAGACCGGAAGATTTACCAGATTTAGGAGAAATCGAGATATATGACTATGATGCTGATTTAACAGTTGCTAGTCAACAATCTATGGATGTATTAGAATCACTTGTTGATTTATATTTAGGTGACGTTCCTCAATTAAAACAACACCCTTATATTAAAAATAAAATGAAAGAAGATGCTACAGTGTATGCTGAGGGTATATTCTTAACAAAGATGACAAGAAAAAACTTTTTATCTCAATTAAGACAAGTTGATAATGGTGATAATTCTGCTAGAATGCATGAAGTTGTCAATCAAACAATTGGTCAAATTAGAGAGAATGCTAAATTCCTATCCGGTCAAAAAACAGAGTTAGAGAAATTCTATAAGACATTAAGAAAAGATTTAGGATATAATGAAATTGAACCAGAGTCTACTAAAACGGTAGATGGAGATGATAATGTCTCTGATGATGGTGAAATAACCGATAATAGAAAGTTAAATGAAATGATTAAAAACGCAATGTTGAGTAAAGATAATGATAAGAAAAAGGATTAACCTTTATATCTGAATCCTTCAAATGTTTTTATTACATTTTGCCATTCAATCTTAACTGGTGTAGTTATAAATCTATTAATCTTATTAAAAGTTACTTGATTTATATTTATAAGCAATTGTTTTTCTTTGATAATTGACTTAACTGATTCTTTTATTTCATCTGTTGAGTTGGAAACTAAGAATCTTATTATCTCACTATATCCTTTACAAACTTCTATACAATTGATTTCATCCTCATATAAATTTACCTCCTCATATTGAGTTACTTCTTCATTTATGAATTTGTCAATTTCTGTTTTAAGTCCTATCGAATGTTGAATAAGTATTTTAACTTTCTTTTGTGATACATCATCTTTATCTCTGTTATAAAAAGTCTCTGATAAGTAGTAATATTCTTTAACTACAAGACCTAAGTCTTTTAGTTTCTCTTCTAACTTTTTTATTATAACTTCATAGTTTTTTTTACTATTCTTAGAACATATAATATAAATATCATCATTTGTGTTTTTAAGATGTTCAAAGTTTTCTGTCCATATTTTATAATCTAACTTTTCAATTATATTAGGATTCATAAATTCTTGCATAGAAAATGATAAATCAGTTATATCAACACCTAATTTTTTGCATTTGATTTTCAAATCATTGATGATATTATCACTTAACCAATAAGACTTATTTCCAATTGTAAATTGTTGATTAAATTTTCTATAAACTCCTTTTTTAATTAAATTAAACTCAGATTGGTCAATTTTAATTATAGGAATAGATGGTTTGATTTTAGAAACCAACCATATTTTAGCGTTTGTAGTTATTAAACTATTTATATCAAAAAAATGAGCTATCATAATTTAAAATTTGTTACTTTGTATGATATTTGGTGTGCAACTCCATCGAATCTTTCACCTTCATATGTTTTATCTTTCCATTCAACTCCTCCACTCATTTCGTTAGCAAAGCTTTTACATTTTTTACATTCTTTTGGACGTGATAACTGACCTTCAGATTTAATAAAATCTCTCTCTGTATATCTGAATGTTGCTTTACACCAAGGGTTTGAGCAGATTGATGTGAATTCTTCCATAAACTATATATAAAAAAAGAAACCTATCAAATTGATAGGTTTCTGTTAATTATTTTAATAAATTTTTACTCATTGCGAAGTCATATATTATTGGTAGATTTAGATATTTGATAAATCCATCTCTTACTTCTGATAACTTTTTAGAATCTTTAATTATTTTAATAATCATAAATCCAAATTCTTCCTGAAAATCTAAATAACAATCACACCAAGGTCTGTTATAATTTTCTAAATTTCTCCATTCTTGTTTTCCTCCTGTCAGCCAAAACAAACTTTTTTCAGGAGTAATATTCTCTATGTTTGTATTATTGACTTCTATATCCCATGCGCAATCATCTGGTTTACATACTCTCATCATTATTGTCACTGCTTCTGATAAATCATTTGTCATTTCTTTACCTATTTCAAAAAACCATTCATTGCCTTCTTTTTTTATCACTAGTTTTTTACTAACAAATACTGAATCTAGTTCAGATTTAAGCAGTTCCTTCTTTCTTTTCATAGTTTTATTGATTATTTTTTAATTAAGCTTTAATTCCGCTTATCCAAGTTCCATCAAAATATCCGTCTTCCCATATTCCGTTTTCCCAAGTTCCATAGAATCCTCCGTTTTTGAAAATTCCATATTTCCAATCTCCAGACATGAAAATACCTTCGTGCCATATTAGAGTATTGTTTTTAATTTCAATAATTGCTTTATCGGTTTCTGAGTCGATTAACCAGTAGAGTTTTTCTTTTTTAAGAATATCGATTATCTGGTTTGGTGTGGTATAAGTCTTATCGTTATACTTTAGTTCTATAAAATCCATTTCATTAATTTAAGTTTACATTTTTATATATTACTACTTTTTTTTGTATAAATTGGTAAAACATGGATTTTTTAAGAAAATTTTAAAATTAACCAGAAAAAAAAATATTTAAAATATAAAAACCGAGATTTCTCTCGGTTTTTTACATATTGTTCAGATTCACGTTATTTTTGAGAAACCTTTGAAACTTTCAATTTATTGATTTTATCACGAATCTCTGTAGCGATTTCATAATCTTCGTTTGAAATAGCTTCGTTCAACATATTTTTTAAGTCTTCGATAGAAACAACTTTCAATTCAACTGGTTTGGTATCAGCCATCAAAACGGTGTATTCACCAGTCAAGACAAATTTATCTTTTTCCAAAATTGAAGAGTAACCAACAATTTCTTGGTTCAAAGTATCAAACCAAACTTTTGCAAAGTAAACATCTTCACCTGGATTGCCTTTCATATCTTCTAAGTAAAAGAAAGGAACATTGAAAACTTTAGATACTTCTTTTAGTTCGTCTAAAGTGTATTTTGTTAAGTCGATACAGATTATATTTTTCATAGTGGATTTATTTATACAAATATAACAAAAATTCTTTGATTATCAAAATATTTTCTTAAAACTATTTATTTATTTTTAGAATATATTTTTAACTATTACAAATATAGTAAAAAATGGCGAAAGAAAAATAATATATAAGAAAAATAATATCATTTTTAATGAAATATTTAAATTCTAGAGATAATTATCTTAAATCTATTAATGAAAGAAGGATTATAGAAAATAATAATAAAGTAGATACATCTATAAATAAACTAATACTTGAAAATCAGGCTGGTTCTGGTGCGTTGGGTAATGAAATTAAATGGGGTGACTCTTTACTTGGTAGACTTATCAACCACATAATGAGAAAAGTTGGTATTGGAGCTAGTATTGTTAGAATGCAACCTCTTATCGCTAGATTAAAGTCTGAGTTTGATAATATAGCTGTTGAATCTAGTATTAATGAATTGACAGATGATCAAAAAGAACAATTTGCTCTACTAGCTGTATTTTCAATTCTTAATAAACTAGAAAATACAGTACTTAATTTACATATTAAAAAAACACCTTTATCTGAGATTAAAACTTTAACAAATTCCGCAATTGATTTTGTTGAAAAAACAGAAAATGTTCCAGATAAAAATCAATTGTTACAAAAGTTAAAAGCTTGGAAAACATTTATTGATGGATTAAAATTAGAAGATTTTGAAGAAAAAGAGACTAAAGCTGATAAAAATTCTAAAAGTCTTTATGAGTTTTCTCTTCAGAATTTAAGAAGTGTATTAAATATTGTTAAGATATATGATGAGATGATGAAGAAGAAGTTCTATATTGCTGCTCCTGTTTTAGCTGCTCCTCTTAAAGATGGTGAAGTAGTTGCTCAGAAAACTGGCAAGGATACTTTATCACCTGAAGAAAAAGAAGTTGCTAAAGTAAATCAAGCAAAAATAGATGCTGAAAAAGCAGCGGCTGGCGGATCAACTAAAAAACCTACTGTTGATGAAAAATACAAAGAAATTTTAGCTAAATGGCAAGAGGAACAAAAGAAACAAGGTAAAAATACAAATGCTGGAGAAGGTACTAGAGAAAGACTTAAAAAAGAGGCTGAATTAGCTGTCAAGGAGTCTTTAATGTTTGAAGAAATTACAGTTGATCCAAATGACCCAACTGATCAAGAAAAAAATAAACATGTTAGATATGGTGGTGAACCAAACCAACAAGTTGGTGGTATGAAAAAAAATCCAGATGGAACCGTTCAGTGGGACTTTACAAATTCAAAAAACATCAATGCTGTAGTTAAGTCATTATATTCTTATTTTAAGAGTGATGTTGATGCTATAAATGAGTTAGGTGCTTTATTAAAAATGACACCTGAACAAAGAGCTGAAAGTGGTAAAAAAGTAAAGACTCCTATTGAAAAGATTTATGGATTAGTTAGAAAGAAGTTTAATGCTAAAGATATAAATGATGTTACTTACAAAGAGAACCTTGATAGTTTCTTAACAAAACCTGAAGCTATAGCTGAAAAGATTAATAATTTATATACCGTAACTGTTAAAAACGATGTTATGAAAGCAGTTAATGATGAGATTGCTAAAAACTTTAAAAATAACCAAAATTTAGTTCTTTGGGAAAAAATGAAACAAGAGTTGGTTAACTTTAATTCAACTATGAGAGGTGTTCTTGAACCGGATTTACAATTTGGTAAATCAAGTGCTGAATCTGAAGATAAAAAAGAAAGTTTAATGAAATATTCTCAATTTATGAAAGTATTTGAGGCTGATTATAAAGGAACTGGAGTTGGATTCAAAAAAGACGAACCTGAAGAAACTAAACCAGAAGAAACTAAACCCGAAGAAACTAAACCAGAAGAGACTCCAACAGAGGATTCTCAATCTGATGTAGATTCTGATGATAATAAAGGTAAGCCTAAAGAACTTATGAATAAAAACATAATTAATAAGATACAGGATTACTGGAGTAAGAAAATGGACTTAAAAGCTTGGGTTTTAGATGAAACTGAGGTTGAAAAGATTAGAGAAAATCTTGAAGTTCAATTAGCAACTAAAAAAGATTCTTATAAAATAAGAGGAATAGACCCTATTATAAATATATTAAAACTATTCAATAGAGCTTATAAATTACACACAACTGATGTAATACCTGGTGGTAGATCTGATGGTGCTGTTGATAGATATACATATAATGAATATACTGCTTTTGGTAGTGGTAGTACACCAAATGCCATTAGTAATGGTCCATACAGACATAAGAAAACATTTAATATGTGGGAAGATGCTGTATTGGATATTATGGCGGATAGAAAATATCAACCAATATTTGACCCAAAAACTGAAGTAATAGTAGGTGATAAAGTTAAAGAAGGTGGTGGTACTGCTTTAAGACAAATGATGACTGATTTACTAGATGGTGATAACCTATATAAAGGAGATTCTAGAGATGGTGGTAGTGCTCAAAAGAAAATGTTGGATAGATATTTTGGTGAGTTGAGTGATGATCAATTTAAAGGATTAACAACAAAAGACCTTTCTTTGGCGGATCCAAACAAAGAGGGTATAGTTGATGCTGAGGGTAATGCTAAAATAGCTAATAAGATAGAAGATTTGAAATATGTATTTGATACTACAGAGTCATTAAAAGAATCTTCTGTTATATCTGATAGAAAATATAAAGGATCTTTCTTCCAAATCAAAGGTAAAAATGCTAAAAATGAAGATTCTACTTTATATTGTTTCGCACAAGAGGTTGAACAAGGATCTCTTTATTTAGCTTATTCTAGAAGTTTTTACTATTTCAAGAAATATATTGAAAATCAAGGTGGTGGATCTCCTACTTTTGATAAGGGTAAATCTGGAGCTAATTTAAGATTAGGTAAAGATGATAAATTACTCTATGGTACTGTTATTAAAATTGAAGATTTTGAGAAAGTATTGAGTAAAAAAGCAGCTATGTTAAAATTAAATAGTGTATCATCTGATGTTAAAAAACCAATTTTAGAAGAGAATGAAAACTTTACACCTTTATCCGTTTATTGGTTAGCTAGTGTTAAGTCTGAAGGTGAAGAAGGTAAAGAAACCGAAACTAAGACTGTTTATACTTTAGCTGATACAGGTAAACTTAAAAACTCTATCGATACAACTGGTGGATTTCCAAAAATATTGGAACTTAAAACTAAGGCCTACAAAGATGGTAAGTTTAGAGCTATAACTAAAATATAATGATGAAATATCTAAAGAAATATACTATTTTTCTTGAAGAGGATGAATTTGAGGTTAAAGATACAGACCAGGCTGATGTTAAGATGGCTAAGGAGAAAATGAATACTATTAAAGAACAATTTAATGAGTATAATCAAAAGAAACCTCTTATTGATCAAGTTTATATCAAAACTGGTAAAAAGAAAACTAATGAGGAGATAGAAGTTGAACTTAAAAAAATATTAGGTGAAACTGATATACAAAGTGAAGAAGATAGAAATCCATTTTTAGTTGAGTATTCTACTATAGCTAGACTTAAAAAAGATGTTGATGATTTACAAACAGGTAAAGCTGAAGATAAAGTTAAATTAGATGATTTTCGAGAGGAATTAAATTTATCATCTGAAGCCAGTACAAAATTGTTAGTAAATACTAAAATTCAAGATATTAACAATAGAATTGGTGAGAAATCAACTAAGATTACTCAAATAATGAGTGATATAAACACAAAACAAAAAGAGCATGTCACAAAAATGGAAAAAATAAAAATGGACATGGAAGGATATATTAAAAAAATCAGCGATTCTGATCAAAAATAGAAAAAATATCGTTTTTGACTTTTTATATATATACTAAAATTAAAAAATTAAGATAATAATATGGCAATTCAAATTGGAAAATACAAAAGACCAGGAATCTTCATAGAAGAATTTGACAAGTCAATAATCAGCAGCCCTGTAGTTGAAGGTATCACAAACCTTGTTATAGGTGTTTCTAAAAAAGGACCTGTTAATACACCAATTAGAGTTTCGACTGTTGGTGAACTTGAATCAATATTCGGTCAACTAGACAGAGGTCTAGAAAGAAAAGGTTCTTTCTTCCACAGAACTGTTTCTAAAATGTTAGAAACCGCTCCAGTGTTCGCATTGAATCTATTGGTTACTGATGATACACTTGATACAATAGAGTATCAATCTTTATCAACATCAGCTGGTTCTATGAATGATATAGAGAGATTGGGATCTTACAGAAGATTCTTTGATACTACTGGTTTCTGGAAAAGAGACACAGAGTCTTTCATTAACTTAACTAAGCCTAACATTGGATACAATGAAAGAGCATTTAGTATAACAAACTTATCTGATAGATATGTAACAGTATTTATTATTAAGTCACAGGTAACTGGATTTGATAGAACATTACTTGAATGGTATGGTTCTGTTGAAAAAATGCCACCTTATGTAAATGCTAATGATTACGCATCTGACTATTTAGTTGATGTTGTTGTAGTTGCTGGAGACTGGTCAAACTATCAAAACTTAGCAGTTGATACAAGATGGAGTGCATACTTCAACACATCTGGTTTAGTAAAAGGACAAATTAGAAATTTTGCTAATGATAGAAATGTCACATTATTATCTTATTATGAGGGATTATCTTTAATTCCTTACTTTAGAGATTTAAATGGTAGAAATATATTCATTGAAACAACTATAAATAGAGACACTGACTCAACTGGTTTATTCTGTGCATTCAATTCAGATTTAGTTGAGAAAGATTACTATACAGGTTTATTAGACTTGTTGGGTAATACATTAGTTGGTCAAGAAGAAACAGCAGTTGATTTCCTTTCTTATAAAGAAACAATCGCTGAGTCAATTAAAATTACAAACACACCACTTGACTTACCTGGTAATGTTACTGGTATGTTAGGAGGATCTTGGTCAGGATACGGATTTTATAGTCAAGATCCTCATGCGTTTCAATATGGTCCTGGTAACGGAGCTACAAACGTTGGTTCTACAACTTCTGGTATTGTTTATAACTCTAATTATAGAACCTCTTGGTTCTCTGAAGGTGTTGTTTATGGTGTTGAGTTAAACTCTTCTACTCCTACTTTTGGTACAGTTTCTGGTACAACATCAAATGCTACACAATCTGTTTCATTTACATTTAATGTTAATGATGGTGCTTATGTGGTTATTGGTGATACATATGTTCCGATTTCGGCTACGGCAACACTTACAGTAAATTCTAGTGATTATGCTGTAACAAGTGTTACCGCTTCTTATACATCAACCTTCATAGTTGACTCAAGTGGTGAGATGTCTGTGGCTAGTACAACAACTGCTGATACTAATCCTACTGTTGCTTCTAATGATGTAGTTCTTGGTTATTTTGACTTCAAACTTAAAAATGGTTACTTTGTGAGTACTGGTTTAATAACTTATAATGAAGTTACTATTAATACTAATGGTTATGTTGACTATAGTTTTGGTACGGCATCTACTGATGATTATTATATCACAGAAACTTCAACCGGTGTTATTAAAGTTGAATTTCCTGGTACTAATACAACATCTTCAGTTAAAAACTATGAACAGTGGAGAAAGTTCAAACTACGCAATAGATTAGTTAACATAATTGATAGTCCTAATAAAAACTATATAACAATGTTATTGGATGCTGCTAGTCAGAAAAAATATAGCTTTGAAAATGTTACTATATCAGATATAGTTACTTCAACTACTGATAATAAATCATTTAAGTTAAATACTACACTTACTTCATTAGAATTAGCTGATATAAAATTAGGTATGTTTATACTTTATACATCAGATAACGAGTTTTTACTTGGTATAGAAGGTGTTACTACTAAAGATACGGTTGCTCTTCCTTCAGGATATGGTGTTGTTGCTAAGTATTCTAACTTCTATAACAAATACTATGATGGTATCATTAATACAAAAGATTATTTCTATGATAATAGATTGTGGGTTAATTCTGGTGGTACTGTAAATAACTATGTTGGTGAATCATTTGGTGTTACATTCTTAGATGGAGAATCAGCTACATCTGGTGCTAATGTTGGTAATACATCATCATACGCTGGTTATAACTACATTTTATTTAATACTACAACTAGTGGATTTGATACTCCTTTAACAGGTGTTGATCTTCAAGTAAATGAAGTATTATTATTCCCTAATTCAGTTGATAATGTTGGTACATTTACAATTGTTGCTAACTCTGTAAATCCTTTGGATAATGCTACTACTTTAGCTGATGAGTTAGGGTATGCTTCTACAGCTGGTGATTACTGGTACGCATATCAAGTAAACGAAGAAGTGGTTGGAGAGGACTTATTAATAGAAGAGAATCCAGTTACTTTAGTTTATGATTATCTTGTTAAACACTATTTA